CACGAACGTAATCAAGAAACACTTGCTGCCGCTTGGATCAATGGCTATACAGTCGAGAAAGAGAAGCGGTATCTGGTGAAGATGAAAGGCGTCGTTCCCAGTAGTGTGTACTTAAAACACGACGCCGAGGATAATTACTGGTATTTTGGCACTGATTCAGAAAAAGAAAGTATTATTATTAAACACACTAAAAAAGAATTAAAAGGCGCCGGATTCGACTGGGTATTTGATTGCCCTGGAATTGAAATTGAGGAGGTGTAGGAATAATGCCAAATTGGGCCAAAGGATCTCTTAAATTAAGGGGAAAAAGCGAAAATATTGCATCAGCATTGAATGAAATGCTATTAAGTGACACTGTAACATTAGAAGATGAATATGATGGCATTCTACTTAGATTCAACAACACAGCTCCCTATTTTTACATCAATGGAACAAGGCGAGCGTTTGTTGATCAAAAACAAATAGAAGTTTGGCTTGAACTTGAAAAAGAATTTTGTATCGTTGAACTGGATAATTTTAAGCAAGCATGGAGTGCTATTCCAGAAAATTATCAAGAAATTTCAAGTAAGTTTGATGTTGATATTAAAATTTTTACGTTTGAGTGTGGCATGGAATTCACACAGGAAATTGAAATTTCAAAAGGTGAAATTATCAAAAATATTTGTTATGAATACGATGATTATCAGTGGGAAGTTCCATTTAGCAATTTAGGAGGTTGAGGGATGAAACAACCTGAACGATACCTATCTAGACTTTTTATTCCTGAACTTATTGAAGACGAAGATATTATCTTCAATAAAGACAGTAAATATCACAAGCAGCAGAAGAAGGAAAAGAAGAATCCTATTTTTAAAAGAAATAAGTCCAAAAAAAGATGAGCGCTTTGAGGAGGTACAGAATGATTCCAAAATTTAGAGGTATATCTATTGCTGACGATAGCAAAGGTAAAATGCAATATGGTTATCTGATTGCAGATGGTGAACAAGCATTTATTATCAACGAAGTGGTAGAAGCTAATGAACAATACATCACTATAGGCTCTTGGTGTCCTGTAGATCCAAAAACAATTGGACAATCCACAGGCCGCAAAGACAAGAATGGCAAAGAAATCTTTGAGGGAGATATAATCCGAACAAGCGCTTATGGCTGTATTGTAGGCTTTGGTGAATATACCTACTTTGAAGATGACGACACACAAACAACAGAAATCGGATTTTACTTATCATTTCTAAACGTGACTCCTGCTACTTATGCACCTTTTGATAAATATTACTGGGATAATTGCGAAGTGATAGGAAATACTTATGAGAATGAACTAGATCTAATAATGTACGCAGCCTATAAATATAATAAAGAAATGAGCGAGGACAAAGAATGACACGACCAAACAGATACCCATACACAAAAAGTCAGTGGGAAGAAGAAAACGTTGATTATTTCACATACGAGGACGGCAGTTATTTTACAAGTCATGTTTTAAAAAATAGACTTACTAGAGAAATTAAGAGCATGGAGGTAAAACGATGACGATTGTGTTTTATTTAAAAGATGGCAATAGGTGTGAAGCGCACGGATGTAGTTGGGATGATTTGGATAGATTGGCCAGTCAATTTAATAATGGGCATCTAATGCGTGTTAAGGGTCTATATATCAATCCGAACGAGTTAATTTCTTATGTGGTATACGATGTTGAGGAAAAATAATGGATCTACAAAACTTTATATATTTACTATTCGCACTAGTCTGGCTCTCCGGTCTGATCTGGGCTAGTGTGATCGTTTTTAAAAACAGGGAGAAAAAATGATGAGTTTGGATAATGTACATATACCAATGCGAGCGAACAGAATTCTATCTATTTCCCAAATAAATGGCAAGCTTGAGATAGCCATACTTGGGGAAGAGTTTTTTGAAACCGATTCATACTTTGAAGATCTATACGATGCAGTGCTGCCATTTGACAATATAAGAGATTTAAAGCGTATTATTGATCATATCATCGATGTGGAGGACAATAAATGAGGGTATATGTTGTTAGGAAATACCATGGACGCTCAAGTTGGATCGATCCTAAACACTTAGCAAAATACATTGAGAAAGAATTTGAAAATAGACATGACGCACTTGCTTATCGTGAAAGCTTGGGCTTGCAAGGAATTGTGGAAGTCTACACCAAAGAGGTAAATGAATGAATCTAAGAAGTAGATATGGATATTTAATTCTAGCCCTGAAGCAATATCCATTCGAGAAAGAAATCAAGGAACGGATTGAAGAAATTGAAGTACCTTGGAAGCCAACAGATCCAAATACAGGGATTAAGAGCAATAAGGTAATGACTCCAAAAGCTCTGTCCGATATCATCAAGAAAGAATCGGATCCAGAACTACATCGTCTCGAATTGCTCAGAGAAGCAATCAGCACTATCAAGATTTTGACACCAGAAAAACAATGGGCAGCAATCAAGGAAGTATACATTGATGGAACTCTAACTGTGGAAGGAGCATCGATTAAATACTTACATTGCAGTAAGTCTCTTGCATACAAGGAAGTGATTGAGCCATTCTTTAGTGGGCTTGAAAAGAAAATCTATGAACTATCTGTAAACACTAAGATTAATATTAATTTGGAAAAAAGTTAAAAATATAGTCGAAAGTGTGGAAAAAATTAAAAAATAAGGTGGTAAAATTATATCATCGGGTAAAACCGAACCGATGGATCCTTATGAAACGGGTTAGGAGTTAGCTCAGTTGGTAGAGCGGTCGGGTTATGACCGGCGTGTCACGGGTTCGAATCCTGTACTCCTATTATCAGCCAAGTCAGCACAAGCTGGCTTTTTATTTTGCCTAGGAAGGAGGTGGCACTGTGAACATTGTGGATCCTATTCGTGACAAAGATGATATCCAGGCAATGAAGGAATATCTTCGAGAATGGAATGAGCGAAACTATTTACTCTTTTTATTTGGTATCAATTCCGGATTGCGCGTAGGAGATATCTTGAGGATACGAGTAAAAGATGTGCAAGGTTGGTATATCAAAATCAAAGAGCAGAAGACCGGGAAAAGGAAACAGCTCAAGATGACAAAGACTCTGAAGAAGGAAGTCAGAGAATACATCAAAGATATGCCACTACATCATTATCTGTTTCAAAGTCGCATCGGGAAAAACAAACCGCTGGACAGGCGGACAGTCGATTGGATATTGAAGACCGCAGCTATCGAGTGTGGGATCGAGAATATCGGTACCCATTCGATGAGAAAAACATTTGGCTATCATTACTATAAAAAGACTAAAGATGTGGCAATGCTCATGGATCTATTTAATCATTCATCTCCTGCAATTACGCTGAGATATATTGGGATTAGACAGGATCAACGAGATAAAGCCATGTCTAATTTTGATTTATAGTTATCAATTAGACACAACGAGTAAAATGCTAATTGGTTTTATTAGTTACCTGCTATTCATTTATTTTACTGGCTTTTTAAAGCTGGGGCGAATCAGACAGAATATAAGATATGTCTAATTCAAGAGAGAAAAACAATATAGTTTTCAGAAATAATATAATGAATTTCAGAAATAGATAATTGAAAGTATGAAATGTTACAGAGGATTTAAGAATTGAAAGTAGATGTTTCGACAAGAGAAAGTCGCAGAGAGTTTTATCTTTCAAGATCATGGAGACAACTGAGACTCGAAGCAATGAGTCGAGATCATTTTGAATGTGTCTGGTGTCGAGATCAGGGAAAGGTAACGACAGATAACCTCGAAGTCGATCACATCAAAGAGCTAGAATATTATCCAGAGTTTGCTCTAGATATCGACAACCTTCGTACTTTGTGCAAAGAGTGTCACAATAAGCGACATCATCGCTTTCAATTTCGCAAATCATCCAAGTTGCAAAATAAAAATTTTCGTTCTGACGAATGGTGGGGATGAAAATTTAAAATTTTGAAAAATCCAAAGACCCCCCGGTCGAAAAAAATCGAAAAAAATCGGTCTCTGGGAACCGGTGGGAGGGGTCGATTGTCCAAATGCAAAGCACTATTTTTTAAGGGGGAGGGGGCTCATGGAAGAATACTCAGAAAAAAATATAAAAGAATTGGAAAATCAGTTACTTTCCAAAATCGGCAATTTCAGCACACGAAAGAAAGATGCGATTCAGTACGAGAAAGTTCATCGCTATCTCTACCTGGTCCGTCTACTGTATGAGTTGAAAGAACGGCTCAAACAAGATGGATTAGTCATCACCGTCCATAACGGTCAGCAAAGATTTCAAAAAGCGAACTCGTTGATCAAAGAAATCAATACAACCAGCAATCAGCTACTAGCTATTGAGAGATCATTTGACTTTGAGGTTGAAAATTCACCAGTCGAGAAGAAACCACCATCAGACGGAAGTGATCTATTGTGATTTCTCATCCTCTGATTGATGAATACATTGAACTTGCTGAGTCTGGAAAAATCAAAGTCAACAAAGAACGCTCACTGCTATTCAAAATCATCAAAGAAAAGATATATCCAAGGGATGATCTTTATTTTCACAATGAATTGATCGAAAAATATATTCAGTTCACTGAAAAGAATTTCTTTCCGCTTGCTAAATATCAAAAATTCTTGACACCGTTTATATTCTTATTCAGGAAAGAGGACGGTGAACCTCAGTTTGATGAATTTCTTCTTACTTTGGCTCGTGGGGGTGGTAAGAACGGTTTTATGTCTAGTCGAGATGCGTTTTTTATCAGTCCACTATATCCAATTCGAGATTATGATGTGACCATCACAGCCAATTCGGAGAAACAGGGGAAAGTATCTTTTGAAGAGGTTTATGAAACTGTTCAGCGAAGAGGATTGGAAGATCATTTTTATTTAACAAAAATGTCCATTACAGGCCGAGGAAACAACTCGGTCTTTTCTTATCGGACGAATAACCCGAAGACAATGGACTCGGCCCGTGATGGCTGCCTTGAATTCGATGAAATTCACCAGTTTGAAAATGACTCTGCTGTTAAAATCCAGCGATCAGGACTTGGTAAGATTGCCCATGCTCGAACCTTTTACAACGGTACAAATGGACACGTTCGTGAAGGGTTTTACGACAAGATGATTGAAAAATCTATGAAGATCTTGAACGGCGAGCTTGACGAGTTCCGCCTACTCCCTTTTATCTGCAAGTTAGATGATCCGGAAGAAGTGGATGATATGAGCAACTGGCCAAAAGCGAATCCAATGCTTGACGAAACAACTCCTTATGCCAAACGTCTATTGGCTAGAACGAAAGCCGACTATGATGATTTGGAATTGGAACCGTCAGGCAGACAAGAGTTTATGACAAAACGGATGAATCTGCCAGAAGCTGACATTGAAAAAGATGTGACTACTCGTGAAAAGTTAATGGCTGCATTAAGAAGCCCTGGCATAGATCTCTCAGGTAGATCTTGTGTCGCTGGTTTTGACTACGCAAGCATCAGAGACTTTGCCAGCGTTGGTCTACTCTTTAAAAACGGTGATGAATTTATCTGGAAGCAACACAGCTTTGCCAGAAAGCAATTCTTGGATATGTTTAAGATTAAGGCTCCAATCCGTGAATGGCAGGAGCAAGGGCTCTTTACTATCGTAGACGGTCCAAGTATAGATCCAAGATTACTAGTTGACAAATTGATTCAGTGGCGGAAGCTCTACAATATCGAAATTGTCTGCGCAGATGGATTTAGGATGGACCTGCTGAAACCATTGCTGGAAGAAGCTGATTTTGAGTATGAATTTTTGCGAAATCCAGGAGCGATACAGTCGAAGGTGGCTCCAATCATTGAAGATGGATTTGCGAACGAAAGATTCATTTTTGAAAACGACAAATCAATGCTCTGGTATACCGATAATACCTTTGTCAAAGAAGACAAAGACGGAAACAAGAGATTTTTGAAAAAGGAACCGTTGAGACGAAAGACTGATGGTTTCCATGCCTTTATTGCTGCTCTCTACAAGAGAGAAACTATCCAAGAGAGTACTGTTGGAGACTTTCTTGACGTGATCGAAGATTGGGAATTTTAGAAAGGATAACAAAATGAACAAACGAATGAAGAAAAAACAACACCTTGAACAAAAGATTCAAGGACTTGAATGTGAGCTTGCAGCAGTAAGAAAAGAAAACATGGAATTGTTGAACAAGATTGCTTCAATCAGTGCTGAATTGAACACTTTGAGCCAGTCCGTGAAGCGACATGAAGATATTTGCGGTCAAAATGTCTTACAAACAAATAAAGAGTTTGAATCAATCAAGAAGGAATTAAAACTCTCTAAAAAATCTTTCTTCAAACGATAAAAGAAAGATCCGGGTGGGTGGCAGGCATAAAAATTTAGAAAGGAGGAGGTGCCTTGGGATGGCTAAATTTATTCAAGCGAGAAGTTCCGGAACCAAGTTTTGAATTTGATGAGTTGGAGCGGATCTTTGGGAATTTGCAACTAAAGAGCCTGTCGATTGACAAGGCTGCTGAATTTGTGGCCCGCATCTTTGCAAGATCTGAGTTTAAATTCATCGATAATGGGAAAAAGAAGGCTACTGATTGGGATTATCTGCTAAATGTAAGGCCCAATAAGAACGAATCAGCTTCTGAGTTTTGGCAAAAGGCGGTTTATCGCTTGTTGACCAAGAATGAAGTACTGATTTTCTTGACGAATGATGATCAGCTATTGATTGCTGACTCGTACATTCGACAGAAATATGCTGTGTTCGATGACACATTCACATCTGTGAGTTGTCAAAACTATACTTTCCAGAAACCATTCAAGATGAATGAAGTCATTTTCTTGCAATACAACAACAATCGTCTTCAAGAATATTTCACTCAACTCTTCAATGATTATGAAAAACTACACACTCGACTAGTTGAAGCACTTGCACGGAATAATCAAATTCGTGGAGTACTCAGCACTAGAACGAATGCAAGTTTTGACGAATCAAAACGTGAAAAGATGCAACGATATGCAGATGGTCTCTTTAAATCATTTACGACCAAGACAGTAGCGATTGTCCCAGCTCAAGAAGGAATGGAATATTCTGAGCTGACCAACACTACAGGAACATCAAACCTATCCGTAGATGAGCTCAAAAAGCTCCGTAGGCAATTTGATGATGAGGTGGCCGACATCTTAGGAATTCCTACTGCGCTGATGCATGGGGACATGGCTAACTTGGAAAATAGTCAGAAGATGTTTAATAGCTATTGCTATCAGTCACTTGTGAAGAAAATGAGTGATGGTCTGAACTTTGCTTTACTAAGCAGAAGCGAGTACAAAGACAACAAGCGCCTAGTTATTGTTGGTGAAGGGCAAAGAGACAAATTCTCGCTCGCTCAAAGTATTGACAAGCTGATTTCTTCCGGTTCCATGCTTATCAACGAAGTCCGTGAAGAACTTGGTCTTGAAGCTGTACCGTGGGGCGACAAGCCTCTGATCACTAAGAACTATCAACTTGGTGAGGATGTAGAGAAGGGAGGTGAGAAAGAAGATGAAAGTGATTCCGATTAAAGGAACGATCGTGTCAAACAATGATGCTTGGCTTTATGATTGGCTTGATTGGGAATGTACCGCTCCTAAAAATGTAGTACTTCCGGAAACTGGTGAGGACATTGAAGTCCATGTCAATTCGGGGGGAGGAGATGTCTATGCAGGTAGCGAAATCTATACTGCATTACGGTCCTACTCAGGGAAAGTAGTTGTTAAAATCGTGGGAATTGCTGCAAGCGCAGCGAGCGTTATCGCAATGGCTGGTGATGTCGTAGAAATTAGCCCTACTGCTCAAATCATGATTCACAATGTGTCATCACGAGTTGACGGAGACCACAACGCTCTACTTCATGAAGCTGGAGTACTTGAAGGTTTTAACAAGTCAATCGCAAATGCTTATGTTGATAAGACTGGAAAAGCATTGGATGATTTATTGGATCTGATGAACAAGACTACCTGGTTCGATGCTGAATCAGCAGTAAATCAAGGATTTGCTGACAGGATCATGTTCGCTGGAGAAATTGCTCCTACATTTGCTGCAAGCGAAACTCCAATGATCCCACATGATTTTATCGACAAGATGAAGTCAGCAATGACTCCAGATGTCGATAAAATCGCTGAGCTGGTAGCTAATAAGTTAGAAGCTCGACAGATTGCAAAAGAGACTTTTGAAAATAGTGAATTTGTACAGAAAAGATTCACCCTTCCAGAAAGTCCAGAAAATAACACAAACAAGGCTGTACCTAAAGGGTTCGGTCTTTTTGCATTTTAGAAAGGAAAAATAATAATGACAATGAAATTATCAAACAAATTCAACGAAATTCGTCAGAACTTTTTGAACGCAGTGGCAAATGGTGCGCCTCAAGAAGAGCAAGCGAAACTTTACAATGAAATGATCGAGTCGATGACAAACGAAATGATGGAGCAAGCTCGCAATGCCGCTCATGAGGAAGTTTCAGCAATGAACCCTTATGATGCTAAATTGACTGCGGAAGCTCGTGAATTTTTCAACGACATCGACAAAACTGCTCCTGTAGGAGTAGAAAAACTCTTCCCACAAGAAACCATTGACCGTATCTTTGACGATATGGTAAAATCTCGTCCACTCTTGCAACATATTGGATTGCGCAATGCTGGAATCCGCCTTAAATTCCTCAAATCTACTCAAACTGGACAAGCCGTTTGGGGCAAGATCAACGGTGAAATTCAAGGTCAATTGAAACAAGCCTTCAACGAAGAAGAAGAAATTCAAAACAAGCTGACTGCATTTGTAGTTATTCCGAAAGACTCTGAAAAATTTGGCCCTGCTTGGTTGCAATCATTTGTTTCTGCTCAAATCACAGAAGCATTTGCTGCTGCTTTGGAAGCTGCTTTCTTGAATGGTGACGGAGACGGCAAGCCTATCGGTCTTTCTCGTACCCTCACTGGAACTGCGGCTGGCAATAAAACAACTTTTGCAGAAAAAGAGGCCCAAACTGCGAACCTTACATTTGCTGACTCTGCAACCGTTGTCAAAGAGTTGACTGCTGTGTACAAACATCACTCTGTTAAGTCTGACGGAAATCCAGTTGCAGTTGAAGGAAATGTCGTTATGGTAGTCAACCCAGCTGATGCATGGGATGTCAAAAAACAATACACTTCCTTGAACGCTCAAGGAACGTATGTGACTGCAATGCCGTACAACTTGATCTTAGCTGAGTCAGTTGCTCAAACTGCTGGTAAAGTGACTACATTCGTCAAAGGTCGCTATGATGCATTCGTAGGTGGTGGAATCGAGTTTGGTCGCTTTACTGAGACTTATGCTCTCGAAGACTTGAACCTCTACACTGCTAAGCAATTCGCTTATGGTAAGGCTCACGATGAAAAGACTGCTGCTGTCTGGGTATTGAAAATTAAATAATAGGTGGTGACACCAAATGGAAGAAACAAAACAATTTCATCCGCTTCTAGGGACATTCAAGGAGCGGATGAAAATCTTTCATGATGCCGAAGACGGGAATCTTTCAAGGATGTTAGTTTCATCCGAAAAAGCAATTCTTGACTTAACAGGAGCATTTGATTTGTCAGATTCTCGCACCGAAGAGCTTGTTTTGGAACGTGCAAGATATTTGTACAATGATCAGGTCGAGTTTTTCTTTGCAAATTTTCAAGGAGAACTCCTTGAGTTATCACTTCAAAACCACCCAATAGGAGGAAAAGAGTGCTAGAAACAATCCAAGATTTCTTTGACTTAAAAGAAAATGTTGTCCGACACGCTGGAGACATTTTTGAAGTTGATGATGATCGAAAAAACGAATTGATGAAGAAATTACCTGATTTTGTTAAAGAATACGATTTAGTAGCTTCGGAAAATCTAAACGAAGATGTAGTTGTGGAAGATGAATAAGCCTGAGTTTAAATACAAGAAACCAGAAACCAATACAAGTGAATTAAGAACTCCAGTAGAGTTTTATAACTCAAAAGTACTTGAAGGATTAGATGGCCGGGATGTGAGCTTTGAGAAAGTATTTTATACATTCGCAAAAATCTACTCACCTAGCTTAAAGGATATCGAAATTTCAACAGGAAAATCAATGACTGCAAGGATGACCTTAAAAATTAGAGATCCTTTAACAAGCTATCAACCTGACAATAAACATTTCGTACAAGTGAATGATCACCGATTAGAAAATAAAAAATGGCAGATCATTGACGTTCGCCCAGATTATGACAATCGTGATTATTTAATTGTTGTCATTGGTGGATCAAATGACTAGTGGTGCTACATTAAGAGGCTTCGATGAAGTCATCCGGAATTTAGAAGCAAAGCTCGGTGATGCGAAAGTGAGAAGATCTGCAAATAGAGCCTTGAAAGGGGCAGCAACTGAAACACTCGAGGACTTTCAAGTCGCTCTAGAAGTTTTTAGAAAGACCGGAGAAACAATTGAAAGCGCAACAGTCGGAAATGTAACGGGTGCTTTTGAAGGAGTGCCAATGGTTAAGCTCGGTTTTGGTGCTGGCTCACGTTGGCGATTGGAACATTTGAACGAATTTGGATATGCCAAAAAGGCTCATCCAAGAGGATTCGGTGTTATCCGAAGATTTTCAGAAGCCAACAAAGAAAAATTTAAATATCGGTTAGCAACTAAATTGAAAGGAGAAGGGCTTGGATGATTAAAGACAAGATGTCAGAAATATATGATGCTCTGATGAGCGATGAGGAACTTTCTAAAATTACTATCAAATCATTTGAGCGTCCTGAAACCTTACCAACAAATCAGACGAGTATTGTTATTATCCCACTAGGGCCACCTATCCAAAGTGACCAGGGAAGCAATACAAGTTTTTCAAAAACATTTCTTTATCAAATCAACGTTGAATCGATTAACCGAATCGAATGCAAAAAACTGCAAGGGTTAGTCGAAAAGGTAATGGAATCACAAGGATTCTATCAAATTGATGGGGGTCTAGATGAATGGATCCCTGAAATCAAACGCTATGCAGATGCTAGGACCTATAAAGGAAAGAGCAGACTGTATGACGATTATTAGAAAGGAAATTTAATATGACACAACAAAAACAAGGTACAGCGACAGTCGGTTTTAAAAGCTTGACAGTTCGCATTTTGGATGGGAACCAGACTATAACTGAGGGAGAAAACCTCTTTATCATCCAAGGTAAAAAAGGGGAAGGTGCCACTCAAACAGCTAAGATCTCTGGTCTTGCCGTTGACCCTACAAAAACATTTGGAAGCAACATTGCTTACCATGTAAACAATCGTGGGGTCGGAGATGTCAAAGTAGATCTTGGTCTCTTGGATATCCCCGTAGCACTCTACGTTAAAGCTCTCGGCTACGAAAACGATGATGACATCCTTGACTTTGGAGCTGACACAGTTTCAAAAGATGTTGCGATCTTGCTCGAATCAAACACAGCAGATGGTGGTGGAGCTTACTACGGATTCTACAAAGGGAATCTTTCAATGGATGCGATTGATCTTAATACGATCAAAGATAAAGCTGATGAGCTTGCTACAACAGATGTATCATTTGCTGCAGGCGCAAGCACTGACGAGCAAACTAAGAACAAGTACGGTACAATGTACTTTGGTAGCGATGAAACCAAAATCAAGAAATTGAAAGCAAAACTTGGTATGGCAGCAGCAGGATAATAATTGGGGCATTTAGCCCCTTTATTTATCTTTATATCGTTGTAAACCTTTGCAATTATTGATATAATAAATTGTGGAGGTTTTGTTATGAAGAATAAGAAAAATACAGTTTTAATAACATTAACAATTATGATTACTCTAGTTTCTATCGTACTTGCTATTATGCTCGTAAATTCCAATAATCAACTTTCTAAGGCACACAAGGAATTGGAGAGCGTAAAGGAAGAGAAGGACAGAGCTGTGATGGTAAAAGATAAGCTCTCTACATACGTATCAAATGTAGATCACGATTTATTTCTTGAAGCAAATGATTTCGTTCTTGGGATGAATTCATTGAGTAGCCAAAAATTTGGGGACGGAGTTCTTTTTGACAAAACTCAAATCACAATCAACGCACCCAAAAAACAAACGTCTGGCATGCTGGCAATGGAGCATGATTCAAACAGCTTCATACCAGTTACAGTAACGCTAGTCATTACAAATAATGATTCTTCAAACATTGAAATGAATCCAGGTAAAATACTTGTAAGTGATGATAAAGGGAATTATCTTGCATACGATTCGGTAATTACTAATGACGACACTGTTGCAGTTCAATCCAAAAAAAGCGTTGTGATTAAAGCTGGAGGGAAGGCAACCATCGCAGTAGTATATGCTATGAACAAAGACAATTCCAATAATGATGTTAATAAAATTGAATTTTTAAATAAAATTTGGACAAAATGAAATAAGCACCATTCGGTGCTTTTTTAATTATAGAAAGGCAAACAATGTCAAAAATTACATTTACCATGAAGAACGAAGCTGGAGAAGATGTACTTTACTCTAGTAAAGAAATTACTACTCGTGATTATCGTGATTACCTTGTACTAAACGACTCACTCACATCAGATAAGACAGAAGTCGAAAAATTGGATCAACAATTAGGCTTCATTGCGTCACTATTTGAAAATGTGACAGTAGAGCAATTGCTAGAACATACTGATTTTGCAAAAATTATTGATGTGTTCACGGAAATCTATGCTCATCTTGTGGGTGATGTGGACCCAAAGGGGAAAAAATAGATCCTAAAAACGCATTAAAACGTTTCTACAAATTCGTTAAGGAAGTTGCTGACGGGCCATATAACATGAATGTCCATGATGTGATGGAATTAAGCTGGGAAGATCTGATAGGGATTATCGATCTTGATAAAGATCAAACTGAAAATGCGTCTTTAGATCTAGCCGACATCTTTGGAGAAATGGAAGCATAAAGCCTCTTTGGGCTTTTTTTGTTTGTAAAAGGAGGAAAAATGGCAGGTGGAACGCCACTAGGACAAATGTATATCGAACTAGGGCTGGACGTGTCAAAGTTCAATCCTAGCTTAACGAGTGCGAAGAACGCTGTGAAGTATTTCCAAAATAATGTTAAGGCGCTCGATAGCACATTAAAAAACAATGGTAAGAGTACAGAACTCCTCAAAGCGAAATACAAGTCTTTAGGACAAGCCATTGAAGCACAGAAGAAAGTACTCGATCAAATGAAGCAGAACTTCGACAAGCTCGATCCTGGATCTGCTAAATTTGATAAAGCTGCTGCTGATATTGAGCGAGAAAATGCGAAATTGTCAGCAATGGAAGGGCAACTGTACAAAGTTGAACAAGCATTGAAGGCTGTAGGACGTGAAAATAGCTTTTCAGGTAAAATGGAAGCCCTTGGGAAGAATTTGGTCAAAAGTGGAGATCATATTCAAACATTCGGTAAGAAAGTTTCTGATTTTGGTGGGACATTAACCAAAGGAATAACAGCACCATTACTTGCAAGTGCAGGATTTGCGGTTAAGGCTGCCGTAGATTATGAGTCAGCTTTTGCCGGAGTCAGAAAAACGGTTGACGCTACCGAGGGCGAATACAAGAAGATGTCAAATGCCATCCGGGAAGCATCAAAAACAATGCCAGCGAGCGCAGCAGACATCGCACGAGTAGCCGAATCAGCAGGTCAGTTAGGGATTAAGAAACAAAATATTGTTGACTTTTCCAAAACGATGATCGACCTTGGCGAGTCGACTAACATGACCGCAGATGAAGCTGCTACTGCAATGGCCCGATTTGCAAACATCACTCAGATGCCACAGTCTGAATTTAGACGACTAGGATCTACTATCGTTGATCTTGGTAATAACTTTGCAACGACAGAATCTGAAATCATGGAAATGGGATTGCGGTTAGCTGGTACAGGACACATGGTGGGATTGACCGAACCGCAAATCATGGCGGTAGCTACAGCTATGAGCTCCGTTGGTATTAATGCCGAAGCTGGTGGTAGCTCATTTTCTCGTGTCATGCAAAAAATCAACACACAAGTGCTGTCAGGTGGTAAAAAGCTAGAATTATTTGCAAAAGTATCCGGAATGAGCGCCCAAAACTTTGCTCATGAATGGAAAACAGAACCGCAAATAGCTTTGTTGGCATTTTTAGACGGATTAAAAAGAGTTAAAGAATCTGGTGGGGACGTAACCCAAACCCTAAAAGAGCTTGGTATTAAGTCAACACAAGAAGTTGATACTATGCAACGTATGGCCGGCGCAGGAGACCTCTTATCTCGTGCGCTAAAAACTGCGAATAGTGCTTGGAAAGAAAATACAGCCCTCACGAACGAAGCCAAAAAACGGTATGAAACAACAGAATCTCAATTAAAAATTTTCAAAAACCAAATCACAGACTTGGCAATTGAATTTGGAGGACCGCTTTTAAAAGCCATGAATTCAGGACTGCAAGCCGCAAAACCTTGGATTCAGAAATTGGCAGACATGGCCAAGGCATTTAGTGAAATGAGCGAGTCTCAACAACAAAATATCATTAAATGGGGGTTACTTGCAGCAGGAGCAGGTCCAGCTTTATCAATTCTTGGTAAAGGTATTGGGGTGATCAGTGGTATTACTAAAGGCATCGGCTTCCTTACTCAAGGCATTGGAAAAGTCGGTGGAGGCTTATCTGTTTTGGGCAAGACCTTCGAATTGTTTAAACAAGGGAATAGTCTTTCTTCTGCTTTTAAAACAGCAACCAGTGGCATCACTGCGACAAGCACGGCTGCAGAAGGTGCCGTAGCCTCAACTGGGTTATTGGCAAAAGGAATCGCACTGCTTGGCAACCCTGTTACTTGGGGAGTACTAATAGGTGGAGTCGCTGTTGGTGTGATTGCTGCAGTAGCTAAAGAAATGGCAGATGCAGACGAGAGGACAAGGACTTGGGGAACTTCGGTAAACAAGGTCCAGGCTGAAGAACTATCGAAATTAAAAGCTAAAATCGATGATGCCCATCAAGCAATGATCGGATTTGGAAACGGTGGATCTCAAGCCGTTGAAAACGTCCGTAAAAGCGTCCAGGGGCTTTCAAGTGATTTGCAAAAAGCAATTGATAAGGATCTCCAACGCACTCAAAAAAATCTTGAGAAAATTGGAGCTTCTGAAGAAGTCCAAAAACGTGCTGTAGCTCAAGCGGAACAGCAGAAGAAAAACGTACAGACAATGACTGATGAGATCATCCAGATCTATCAAAATGCGTCTGATAAGAAACGCAAGATCACTCGTGAAGAACAAGCTCTCATTTACGACTACGAAAACCAATTTATCAATAAGCAATTAGAGATGCAGAAGTTTTCTGCAGATGAACGCACAGCGATCATTAAAGCGATGAATGGCCAAATCAACGACTTGAATGAGACCCAATTGAGAAAAGGTTCTGGAGTTGTTGCAAAATGGTTGAAAGATGAAATCAAACTTTACGAGGATCAAACAAAAGCTCTAAAAGAGGAATATGAGAAAGGGACTCTCAATAAAGCTGAATACAACCAAAAAATGGAAGAGTTGAGCACTCAACACAAGTCCAAAATGGAAGCATTTGGCCGTGAGTATGCTGCTCTTCAAAAGAAATTGAGTGAAAAAGTTCCTCTCAATTTTGGCGATGATAGGCAACGTGAGTTGTATTTCAGAGAGTTACGCAAAAGTTGGGCGGAACTTGGACTTGATTATGACAAATTGATGGCTAAGGCAGATCAATTCGCTGACATCGTAGGTCAGTCATCTGGCATGGTTGCTAAAAGTGTGCAAAACATGTCGCAGGAAACCAAAGATGCTAACAACATATGGAATGGATTAGTATTTGATCCTAAGACTGGACAAGTCAGAACCAATGCGCAAGAGGAAGTTACGAAAGCATTGCAAGCCGAAAACGGCTGGGAGAACATGCAGTTTATCCTCAAGCATGCTAATCTCGAAACGAATGCCAAAATGACAATTGGCGAAGCATTGGTTGAAGTCGGTAAATGGGAAAGCTTGACACCGGCAGAAAAAGAGTTGGTAGTTGGAAATCATCAAGGCATGCAAGCCATCCTTGACAATAAAACATTGCTGGACCAATACAATGCCATGCCGGCAGAAGTCAAAGAACTCTTGATGAAGAATACTGATTTCTTGTCATCAGGCGAACGTGCAACTGCGATTATTGAACATTGGAACGCACTCACACCAGAACAGAAAGAGCTGATCTTAAAGGATGCTGCGAGTGATAAGGCTGAACGTGTCAGATTAGCGGTTGACTCACTGACTGGTATGGCTCATGTGGTCAATTTGGATGCAGAAGACAAAACCAAGAGCGCTATCGCTAGTGCGATGTCTAGCATCTTAACGCTACCAACAGACCATAAGACGGACTTGATCGCAACACCAGACGGTGTAACGCTTGGAACTAACCAAGCTATGGGTGCTTTGGGATTATACAACGGATTTGCTGTACCAACCAAACAAATTACCGCTGATCCAAGCAATGCTAATAATGCTGCACAGCAAGCGATTAACAAACAGCAAGAATGGAATAACACTCCAAGCCCTGTTAAACCACAATTAGGTGATCCAACTGGTGCGATAACCGCTGCAAGACAAGCGATTGATAATCAAAACGCTTGGAACGCTACACCAAGTCCAACTAAGCCCATAACAGGCGATAGCACTAGTGCGGTTAATGCTGCAAACAGTGCAACCAATGCTATCAACGGTATTCCAACAAGTCACCACACGACTATCACTGCTACAGAAGTAGTAAATAAAGTGGTCAACTCATTCTCCCGTGTTTTCGGATCAAGACACGAAAAAGGTACGAACTTCCACGAAGGTGGTCTTGCAATGGTTAACGACCAGCGAAATGCAGTCTATAAAGAAATGGTAACATTACCAGACGGAAGCTCATTTATACCAGATGGACGGGATGTTGTACTTAACTTGCCTCGTGGATCCAAAGTATTGCGAGCTGATAGAACTAAACGATTGATGAAAAATCTCGGTTTTCCAAGATATGCGACAGGGGTCGGAATTCCAGAAGATGCCAAATTCTTGCAAGAAATGAAAAATGCCAGCCAGCAATTTTTATTTAAAGAAACATCCACAGGAAATAGCTACACTGGTGAAAATATCGTTGCTGAGATCGCAATTCTGAGGGCAAGTTTAGAAAAAATCCTTACAGCTATCCTTGAAAAACCGTCAGAAACGTATCTGGACGGTAACGTTTTAGCGCAAAACAGCTATCAAAGATATTCTAAAATCATGGCAAGGGAGGGAATCTAATGTTCAACATGATTATTAATGGATTTGACACTGGATCAATCCCAAACTGCTATGTGACAGATTTCGGAGAAGATCAGACAGCTACACCAAGAGTTGAATCAAATACGATCTATGGAGCCAATGGAGATTATAATCTCTACGATGGAGCCTATGACGGGTACGATAAGACAGTAAGCTTATACGTTGTCAAGACAAGCGAAATCGAAACGATTGTAAATCAATTCAAGCCGGAAGAAAATAAAATAGAGTTTAGTCACCGACCAGGCTCTATTTTTTATGCTGATTTTCAGAGCGCATCCTTTAAACAAAACGGCTTACATGCTTGGACTTTAGAAATTAAGTTAAAGATGCATCCATTCCGTTACTTAAATAATGATGCTGTGGTTACTTTGGCAGGTAACGGTACAGTAAACAATCCAGGAACTGTATATTCTGAACCTGTCATAACGATTGAAGGGAATGGCGATGTTTCTCTAACTATCGGGAAGCAAACCATGCAACTTACAATTGATACGAAAGCAAAAATTGATTGTCGTCATAAAAAACAAAATGTCTATGACAAAAATGGAAATTTGAAAAACACCTTGAGAAAACGAGGTGGTTTCTTCGAAATTGCACCAGGTACATCCGGTATTGCAGTTTCAGGTACCGTTTCAAAAATCACAATAAAAGGGAATTGGAGGTATAAAGTATGATCTATCTGCAAGAGGGAAATTTTCCTCTTAATGAAGCCTTTAGCTCTGAAATTATTCAAGAAGCTAACAGCACCTATCAACTTACCTTTAAATTCCCCACATCAGATCCAAAATGGGCATCGTTAACCCCAGAAACAGAATTAGTTGCTGATGATTTGCATGGAGAGCAGTACTTTACTATTTTTGAAGTCGAGAAGCAACACGGATATGTCACTGTATATGCCAATCAAGTAGCTACATTGTTAAACGGTTATTCTATCAACAAGATCAATGTTGATCGAGTAAACGGAGCAACTGTGATGAATGCGCTTGTTGCTGGATTCAAACGGGAGACACCATTCACCTTTTTTTCTGACGTGATGTCAAAACACACCCTCAATCTTAAAGATATCTCAGCGATGGAAGCTTTGGCAAAAGATAAGCATTCCATCGTTGGGCAGTGGGGTGGGGATCTCGTCCGGGATAAGTACAGTGTCAGATTATTAGAGCATGGTGGGATTGAGAACGAATCATTGTTTGCCTACAAGAAAAACATGAAGTCGTTCCAAGAATCAAAATCCACTAAAGAACTGAGAACACGGATCCATTTTAAGAAGGTTATCGAAGCTCACGAGGAAGGTAAGAAAGATCAAATCCTAACCGTGACCATTGATAGCCCACTGATCAATAAATACAAGCATATCTATGAAGCAGATATGGAAGTACAAGATCAGGATGTTGTGGATCAAAAAACGCTTGAGGAATACGGCAAGCGTTATTTCCGTGAAACTCTGTGTGACATGATCGAAGAAAGCCTTGAGATTGATGTTGTAGGCCAGGCAGATCAACCAGTACACATGTTTGACATTGTGAGCCTCTTCCATGAGGACTATGATGTAGACTTGCGTAAAAAGATCACGAAATACAAATTTAATCCAATGAGCATTAAACTTGTCAGCATCGGTTTCGGTGAAGTAACAAGAACTTTAGCAGACTCTATCTCAGGCATGGTCAACGACTCCGTTGATAAGAAAATGAAGTCTTATGATGCTGAATATGAAGCGAAAGTGCAGAAGCTTGTAGACAATGCTAATGCTGAGTATGACAAGCAAGCAAAAGAGCTGGAACTTAAAATCACAGACGGGATTGAGCAAGCCAAAGCACAAGCTGAAGTGGTCAAGCAGGAAATTTCGGCTAAAGTAACTGAGAAAATCAATGCAGCAAACCAAGCAAACAAAAATGAAATTGTAGAAGAGTTCAGGGCTCAATACAATGGCATTGAAGTCAAGATGCAAGGACTGAAAGCTACTACTGATCAATTAAAAACCAGTGATGCAGACATCCAGAAGCTGATCAATGATTTCAAAACTCAAACGCAAAGCCAATTTGTCGGTGTCCAAGGCGCTCAATCACGCTTTGAGCAGACGACTGAGAAAGCCATATCTGACCTGATCAATGTAGCCAATGGCAAAGCAGATCGCTCTTATGTCGAGCAGACGGTGGCAGGAGTCAAAGAAGAGTTCACCACAATTGGGGTCGGTGGTGGCCCTAACATGCTCCGAAATTCCAGAGCAGATGAGGGGCTGAAATATTGGACTGAAGCAAATGGAAAGATGAGTTTTACAGCTCACACCTTTTATTTTAACGGCCAAAAGAGGATGTTTTCTTTAAGACCAGGAGCAATTGTTCAAAGCCCACGTTTTATCGTTAAACGTAACGCTGACTATATGCTCAACATGCTCGGTTTTGACGCTAACTCAAAGAGTTTTAAAGTTTATTTTTGCAAACGTAAAAAGGGAAGTACAGCGGATTTTGAAGGAAAACAATTAATTTTCGAAAAAAACAGAAACCCGATTTTTGATAGCTCTATGGCTGTTAAAAAAGCATTTAAGTTTAATGTAGGTGATTTTGACGATGGCTACTTGCAATTTGAATACGTTGGAAATGACAACGGCAGATGGGCCGGCCTATTTATGACAGAACTTGACTTTTACGAGGGTACAAATGACCGCAAATGGCAACCTGCTCCAGAAGATCAAAACTATTTGGTAGAGCAAGCACAGGCTACTTTTGAGAAGACAGTGGAAGGGCTAACCACTCAATTAACTAAATTAGAGACCAAGACAGGACCAAACGGTGAACTTGAACAGCGCATGCTGACCTACTCTGAAAAGGCTGCTGTAGATGCTTTAAATGCAACCAGGCAGATTTTGGAACAAGGATATATAGCAAAATCCAAATATGATGAAGATGTAGCTGGAATCAATCGAAGATTCGAAAGTGTTGCAACAGACAGCACACCAGAAAATCTTGTTAGGTTTGCGGATACATTAACAGAATACAGTGTGTCCAATAATAATAATAATAATAATAGACTTTCAAGGCCTGAAGACGGAATCTTCAAAATGAAAATTGATGGAGCTTCATCTAATACTTGGTTAGGTCCCTGCTTGCCAATCTATATTGATCGTATCCTACAAGGCGATGTATACTCTATCGCATTTGATTATATGATCAAATCTGGTGTTGAGGTAGACCAAGGCCTTGTATTTGCTTTGAAAAACCACTCTAACAACACAGCCATATTTGCGAAAGAGTTTGCAAATCGGGACACTCCAAAAGAACAGTGGATGAAAGCAGAGTTTCATTTTACCGCTGATCGTGATTTTGAGTTTAGCAAAACAGGAAACTATCCATTTTACATTTATGCTGTTAAAAACGGAGAATTTTGGATTCGCAATCCAATCCTAGTTCGTGGCTCTAAAATTCCTGCATTTAGACCAAGTCCATTGGATAAAGCTGGCACATCAGATACTAAAATCGAAACTAAACTAGCTGAATACAAACAGACAGTAAATGGACAATTTACGACAATCACCAATCAAATGGGTGATATGTTGAGAAAAACGGATATCCAGATTACCCCTGGTCAGATCAGTTTTGGTGTTGGTAAGGAAATCAGTGGAAGAACCATCAGCTCCTTGCTGGTACAGGAACCAGAGTCTATTGCTTTAATCGCAAAATTGATTAAAGTAAAAGGCGACATGGTAGTTGATGGATCTATTACAAGCCGTCATCTAGCTTCTCAGAGCGTTCGGACAGGTCACATGGAATCCGGATCAGTTACTACTCAGATTCTCGCTTCAAATGCAGTCACTGCTGATAAATTACTTGTGGATTCGGCGATGATTAATAAGTTGGTGACAAATAAGGCTTTCATCAAGGAATTAATTTCTCAAAAGACCTTCACCACAGAATTAGACGCAATCAAAATTGCTGCTGAAAGAATTCAAGGCGGAAGATTGATTGCCAATTCAGGTAAATCTATCTTCGATTTGGATAATGGGCGATTGTCATTCAACGATAATTTTACTGGAGTTTTTAGGGATCAGGAGGACGCATCGAGTCAAGGTCTATTTTTTAGAAATGACAGCGTGACGGTGAATGGAAAGCAATACATCAACTCAAAAGCTATAATAGGTGCTGATCGACGTGATAACGACATCCGAGCTCATTGGAATCAGGGTGGCTTTAATGGGGTCATCATTGATACGATTAAGGGTGTAACATCGCAAGATCACGATAACTCGGATAAAGTTTCACTCGTCGGAGACCGCATTAAGCTAATCCATACTTATGGATACGATGTCAACACCAAGTCATTTCCGACTGGATGGGTATTTGAAAACTTTCCAAATGTTATTTTGAAACCTGTCAACGTTGGACGTGGTTCGCAGATCCATGTGGGAGATATACGTTTTTTGGATGACAACAAAGCATTTGGCTTCCGCTCATTTTTATCGTATTTCAACACGGTCATGCTTCATTTAGGGAACTACACAAATCGTAAGGATGTGTTTAAACCATTTAACTACTAAGGAGGAACAATGAACGAAAACATTTTACTTTCAATGGTCGCTGAATTGAATAAACAATTGAGCGACAAGACGCTGGGTGAAATTGAGTTTAAGGCCCGTCTTACTGAAACTCAGGAACATGTAGCACAACTTGCTCAAGAAGTTGAAAGCTATCGCTCTGTCCTAGAGTCCGATAAGGACTTAAAGGATCTCTTTGAAGAAATCAAAAATCAAAACGAGGTAACAAACAATGGATTATAAATTACAATTTAAATCATACAATGCGGTAGCTAATACAACCAAGGTAGCAATTAAGCAAGATTTCCCGTATCGGGTATTTGAAGAAATTTTGCCAACCAATCGCATGACAGAAGATGATGCGACACTGGTTGAAGCAGTTTTAAACATCGTGCGCATGGAACTCGATACATCTGGCGCAGTCGTGGCGATCAAAAAAGAGCTTGACAAGTCTGTTGAAGCTAACAAGGATGCCATCGCTAAGATTCAAGAATTGACCAAAGAAAAAGAAGAGATGGCTCAACAAATCCAAAACATCAAGTCAGTGGCCGATTGGTCGGTGTTGGCTCGTGTGACTGATACGGATAATCCGATTGATCCTACTCTGTATGCTCGTGGTTTGGAATTGATCGAAACTGGCCAAACTGGTAAGGAATATAAAGCACACGACATCTTTGTTGTCAACAATCCAAACTATACTGCCAAATATGGTGAAGGCACTCGTGTGCTTGTGCAAGTAAACTCTGACTTTACTTACAATGGCGAAAGTGTAGAAGAACTCGAAGGTAAATTGTCGCAAGATGGCAAATTGGCAGTGTGGAAATGGGAGCTTCCGAAGGAAAACAAACCAGTACAACCAAGCGGAGATCTTGAAACTCAACCAGTATCCACAGCTACACCACAGCCAGTACTTTAATCAGAAAGGGGCGTGATCTATGATCCATTTTACACCAGAAGATATCTCGATGATGGTCGGATTTGTCGGGATCTTACTTGGAATTTACGGTAATTTTAAAGGAAGTGTCGTGGCGCAAGAGAAACGCATGGTCGTCATTGAGAAAGATATCGAAAACATGCGTGACTTTCGTCTGACAGCAGTGAGACGACTTGACAACCACGATGAACAGAATAAGTCTCTATTGATCCTCGCAGAGCAGGTCAAAGCCTTGAGCGAGGATATGAAGGAACTTAAAGCACTCATTCAAAATAAAAATAATTAAGAGGTAACATTATGAATAAAATTAACTGGTCAGTACGACTTAAAAATAAGAACTTTTGGCTTGCTCTTGTGCCAGCTTTGGCATTGCTATTCCAAGCATTCGCTGACATCTTCGGCATCAAGCTAGAATTTGGACAAACCATTGATAAAATCTTGGTATTCGTCAATGTGTTGTTCGCCTTCTTCGTTTTGGTCGGAGTAGTCAACGATCCAACTACTGCTGGATTGAGCGATTCAGAGCGTGCTTTAGGTTATGAAGAACCTAGCGAAGATTAACATATTTCTACTAGCGACTATCTATTTTTGGATAGTCGCTTTTGATTTTAGAAAGGAGCAGTAAATGGCTACTTTAAATGATATTTTAGGATACGCTGAGGGATTGGCAGATGCTGGGACGGGTGTGTCTATGAGTAAATGGGGTATGCAGTGTGCTGCACTACCTAATGCGATCTCTACTTACTTTTTCGGTAAGACACTCTGGGGTAATGCGATTGATCTGCTTAATTCTGCCCGTGATTTAGGCTATGAGGTGGAATACAATCAAGAGGGGAATCTCGATAGTAAGCCACGGGCTGGGGCAGTATTCGTTATGGATACAACATACATCTATGGCCACAGCTATGGGCATACTGGTATTGTGATTGAAGATTCAGATGGATATACCATGCGCACCATTGAGCAGAATATTGACGGTAATGAAGATGCTCTGTATGTTGGCGGCCCAGCACGATATAACACCCGTGACTTTAACGGTATCGTAGGTTGGTTTTACTTCCCAGTAGACGGACAACCAGCACAAGTAACATCTATTAAACCGTCAGAGCCTCTTACAGTAGATTCTACCGAATTTAACGAGGAAAATGGTACATTCACAGTCGAAGTCTCTGCGCTCAATGTACGTTCTTCTGCGGGGCTTTTAGGTGATATCGTAGCAGTCTATACCGCTGGTCAAGAGATTAACTATGATGGCTGGTTAGACAATGACGGTTATATCTGGATTTCGTACATCGGAGGATCTGGAAATCGCAGATATGTGGCAGTAGGTCAATCAGAGAATGGTAAACGCATCACAGACTTCGGCTCATTCGCTTAAAATAAGGAGGATTTAATGGCACTATTAAATTCTACAAATCTAAAGCAATTTGAAGGAGGGGCAATTGTCAAGCAAGGCGACTCTGCCTCTCTTTTTGGATATGAGTTGCTGGATGAAAACATGCGACCGATCGGCGAGCTGAATGGAAAAAATGCCACAATCAGGATCTTTAACCAAAAAGGCAAGGCTACATTTGAAAGTACAGTTGACAAATCCAAAGTTACTTTTAAAATCGAAAAGGCATTGCCGATTGGATCATATCTCGTTGAAGTCGTTTGCGATGGCTATATTTTTCCAAGCGATCGAAGCACTAGGCTTGAAGTCACGAAATCTGCAGAAGAATTTACAACAGAGGAAATCTTAACACTTATGAAGAATGATGTTAAAGCAGAAATCGACAAGTATATTGCAGAGCATCCAAACGGCCCACAGACAGAAGAACTGCCAGATTTAACTACACTTTATAATTTAGCTAAAATTTAAACATGAGGAATAAAAAATGACTTTAAACACAGAAAATTTAACATCTTTAGTCCGGACCATAGGTACTGATGTAAAAAGAATCAATACCACGCTTGCTAACAAAGCAGACAAGTCAGAGGTTGGACAAGGCGGAATTACACAGCAGCAGTTGGACACTGCCATCCAAGGAGTCAAAACAGAAATCCTTGGTGAAGGTGTCCCAGAAGAGTTGAATACTCTCAAAGAGATTGCTGAGAAAATCTCTGCTGGTAGCAGTTCGGATGGGGCTATCGTCTCAAAAATGACCGAATTGGGTGAGAAGTTTACAACGCTAGAAAATACTGACTTTGTACAGATTTATAATTCTGCCAAAAACACCCTCTAAGGAGGTGAGACATGGAGAAATTAAAAAAAGCTATAGAATCCATTGGTCGTGATATTGGGGCGCTTCAAGCCAACCAAGGCGGAGCGTTACAGACTACCAAGGCTTACGAGTTATTTCCGACTTATGCGACATTACAATCACAAATGACCAACAACATCAAGGAGAAGCACGTAGACCTCGGTCTGGACGCTTTGATTGATACAAAATTGCAAAACGGTGGCGATCCGTTCGTCACACGCTCCAAACTCCCAACGATTGACACAAGCCAACTCGCAAGCAAAAACGATCTCGAAGAATTAAAGCGCTCGGTTGGTTCTGGCTCTGGTGGCTCTGGTGAACTAAAAGGCCAAGGCTTCCCATACGCTCTTGATGCTGAAATTGGAGTGACTTACATTGATACAACCGCTAAAAACGGGGCGTTTAAATGGATCAAGAAACGTGCTGGGGTTGGTCGTGATAATTGGGTTATTTTAGCTGGGGACACTGGAAAAGTGCGAGCAAAGAACGTTGCTTCCGTGCTTGGTGCGTCATACATGGAGTTTAGACGGATTAACTCAACAGTCGAGATCAATTTTGGCGGTTTGTCATGGGGTTGGTTTGGTATAAAGCGTAGAGGATCTGCTGGATATATGCCACAAGGTTCTGACAGAGAGCGAAACGTGGTTATCTTAAATGTTCAAGGCATTCCGGTTGGCTTCCGTCCACTTGGGTCTAAAATTGGTATGATTACCAATGACAAGGGTCAGCGGTTAGGCACTTGGTATTTAGGTGGGCCGGGTGATGGCAATCAATTCCGTTTGCAATTTGACGACCCTGTACCCACAGATCGTGACATCGGAGATATTCGCTTTTCGAGCGTAGTCTATGTCACGGAAGACCCGTGGCCAGAGACTCTATAATCATATATAAGACACACAACCCCCTCACTTCGAGGGGGTTTTTTATTTTGCCGTTTTAATAGACATTTTAAAAATTGTCCGTTGTAACCTCAATCGAATGACTATGTTTTATTGATTCTGTGCTATAAGCAATGGATCTATACATCAAAAAAGTGATGATTAAATAACCATCACTTTTTGCTTTTTAACTGATTGGCATATTCTGTCATTTTAATTGCGTGTTTCAAACGCATATTCATAATATCAGAAATACCATTCTTATATTTATCTACAGCTTGGGTGGATAATCCACAATTCTTACTAATAGAATAGGCTGTGGCATTTTCTAGCAGCCATTTAATAGCATTGATATCAACTAACATATTTACCTCACAAAAAACCAAATGATCACTACGATCAGCAGAACCCCTAAAATAAACTCAAGTTTTTCCCTAGCTGTTGTTTTTTTAACATTAAATTTTACTTTCATCACGATACCTGTTATAATTAAAGCAAGCCCCTATTGGGGCGGATAGTGATTGCTCACTATCCAAATTCGATGTGCCACTCAATGCTTATGATGAACAAGTTGATTTTGACTACTAGCTTATTCGTTTTAGCTTTGACTGGCTTTTTTCTTCGCTTTAACATTTATTTTTCCTTTCTTTAGTTTCCTTGTCTAAGGTTTCCTCCTTAACCTTATGTATATATTATACAACTAAAGTTGTATTAAGTCAATAGATTTTATTAACTTTTTTAAAAAAAATAAAAGATTTTTTCCTATTAAATAGCTTCATTCTGCATCTCTTTTATAATTAAGCTTGAACTTTTTTTGAAGCTATGCTAAACTAACAATGTGAGCAATGAACTTGTGGAGTTTTAGAAGTCAGTACCTAAAACAGACCCTAAAATCTAAAAACAGCGATATGATTGAGTTTTAGAAACTCCCACCGGCTCCATATTTTTATTCATGGAAGATTACTCAAGAGGCTTAAGAGGCCGTGTTGGAAACGCGG